TCTAAGAACAACAATTTCTTTTTTTTATTAAAAAGGATTGAATTTTTTCATTGAATTTGCTTAACTTTGGTTAAATATTTATACTTTTTTATATAATATGTTTATACTTTTTATATAATATGTTTACTCAATTACTCATTTTACTCATTTTTTTACTCAATTACTCATTTTACTCAATTACTCATTTTACTCAATTACTCATTTTACTCATTTTTTTACTCAATTACTCATTTTTTTACTCAATCACTCAATTACTCAATTACTCATTTTACTCAATTACTCAATTACTCAATTACTCAATTTACTCAATTACTCAATTACTCATTTTACTCATTTCCTTAATTTGTCATATTATATAAAAATATGAATAACCCAGTTTAACCCAGGTTTTTTAATTTTAGGGTTTTACTATAACTATAATATTTTTATATGAATAATAATTATATGATAGACATAGTAGAAATAAAATCCTTAATTTTAAATGACCTCATAGATAAAAGAGCAAAAAAAAGATTTTATAACCAAACACAGAAGCTAAGAAATAAAGAAAAAAAGAGACAAATGATAGAACAAATTAAAAAAGAGCGTCAAGAGAATTCGCTAATTTTTAACCAATTTTAATCTAAACATTAATTAACTAAACATGAATCTTAAGGAAGAATTGAAAAAACTTCGCCCAAACTTATCTGATGGTTCAATTAAAACATATTCATCAATATTAAGAAATTTACATAAAAAAGTATTTGAAAATCAAGAAATAGAAAAATCTAATTTTGATAAGTGTAACAAAGTTTTAGAACATCTCAAAGATATGCCTCCAAACAAACGCAAGACAATTCTAAGTGCTTTAGTTGTTTTGACAGATAAAGATGAATACAGAAATGTTATGAATGGTGATGTGTCAGATTATAATAAGGAAATTGATAAACAAGAAAAAACTGAGACACAAAGAGAAAATTGGATTGAGACAGATGAAATTAGAGAGGTATTCAATCGTTTAGAAAATGACGCAAAGATTTTATTTAAGAAACAAAATAAAACTAATGCTGATATTCAACAAATTCAAAATTACATTATAGTTTCATTACTTGGTGGTATATTTATTCCTCCAAGACGTAGTTTAGATTATTGTTCCATGAAAATTAAAAATATCAATAAAGATGAAGATAATTACATAAACAAAAACAAATTTGTTTTTAACAAATATAAAACTGCAAAGACATATGGACAACAAGATTTAGAAATTCCTCAACAACTTAAAAATATTTTGAATAGATGGATCGCTATAAATGATGGTGAATACTTATTGAGGGATAAGAATGGAAATCAAATGACATCTACAAAATTAAACCAATACATGAATAGAATTTTTGGAGGAAAGAAGATTGCTGTGAATTCAATGAGACATACTTATTTAACAGATAAATATAAAAAGACAAGTGAAGAAACTAAAAAATTAGAAAAAGATATGAGTGATATGGGAAGTAGTACTAATATGGCTGATACGTATATTAAGCTGAAATAATCAATAATTAAAGTTTAACTAATTATTATATAGGGTCATAATTAAGTTAAACATTAATAACCAATGCCGACCATTCATAAATGTAATAAAATTAACCAAAATTAAAGTTTAACTTATTAAAAATCTATCTAAACCATATTTAAACCTTAATAAAATCGATTTTATTAAGGTTTAACTACACGGAACCCCTTGGAATTGTTAGTTAAACCTTAATTTTAGTTAATCTTCTTACATTTATGAATGGTCGGCATTGGTTATTAATGTTTAACTTAATTATGACCCTATATAATAATTAGTTAAACATTAATTATGTTTAATCTTCATCTTCTCCATCTAATCGTTCCATCTCAATCATTAAAATGTAGTCACTTGTTCCTCCATATAAATTTTGAGAGACTGCACTTCTTAAAGTTACTCTAATTTCAAAACCTGGTTTATAATTCCAATAGAAGCATGTATTATCATTTGGTCCTGAAAAATAATACGAGGTTGTATTCGCAGTATTCACGAATTGCCTTGCTGGTCCTAAACAATATGAAATTTGATTTCCACCAGTTGCATTCACAGAATATGCTTGTTGAGAAGTTGATGTTCTCAAATAAATAGTTGGGTACACGTTAAATGCCCCAGTCGCTTCTACCCCACTTTTATAGCTCCATCTACATCTATAATTACCTGATGGAATATTTGTATTATTCATCAAATAAGATTGGTCATTAACACTTGTAAATCTTTGATAGTAATCTGAACTATTTATAACTAAAACAAATTTATCCATATTCACCATTATATATCATACATTGATAAAATAATTACATAAATACGCTTCCTATTTCTCTACCTGTTTTTTCAATTTCTTTTCCACGTTGTTGAATATCTTTAATATTTTCTAATTGTTTATTTACTCCTCCCTTACGATATTTACTCAAATCACTTGCTTCAGATATTTGTCCTGCTCCTTTTGCTCCAAGACGAGAAGCGGTAGACAATGCTCCTGCTCCTGATGCTATAACAGAACCAAAAGGTAATGTTTGAGTAATAGGATTGGAAGCAATTTTACCTGAAATTTTAGATACTTGTCCTAAAACATTCTGTGCTTGTCCTGCTCCTTTTGATATTTGTTCAGCAATTCCTGGACCTTGTTCCTTAACCATCTTAGCAACTCCTGATGCTTTTTTAAATACATCTTCTCCTACATCAGAAGCCTTCTTAAAAATATTTGACGCTCCTCCTACAGCTTTCTTGAAAATGTTAGGTGAAATTTTCATAACTATATAACATATTAAGTCAAAAAAAATGATTTCAAATAATATTTAATCTTCCTTTATGATTATTTCGTCCCAGTTTTTAAACATACGCCCATTATCAGAATTAATGTATAAAAATGTATGAGGTTTATCATAAACCATTTTTGCTACATCATTTATCAATTCTTTATTTTGTTCTTCTAAAATTTCATCAAATATTTCTGTTAATGCTTTTTTATTAACTTTGAATATAAAGAAATTTGTAAATAATCTTCTCATCTCACGACTTACTGAATAAAATGTTTGAACTAAAAATATAACTGATATTCTCATATGCCTACGATTCATCATCAATTCATTGAATAATTTCAATGTATCTTTATTTTTTAAATATGCTCCCATATCATCAAAAATTAAGCAAAATTTTAATTTTGTTTTTAGTTCATTATCATTTTCTTCTTTACACATTTCAATCACATCATTCAAATTATCATAATTTAACTCATCATAAATTCTTTCTTCATTTAATTGATTTAATGCACCATCTAACATACTATCTCTAGATCTTGGAGGACAAAATAAATAAATTTTGGAATACTTACCTCTTAAACCATTTCTATTACTAAATAAACTTTGAACGAATGTTGTTTTACCTTGTCCTGGTTTTCCAATAATTAAAGTTGCACTGGATTGTTTATTAAATGCTAATTTTAATAATTCATAATTATTTAATGCTGGATGTAATTCATTATCACATACACATGCTGGTATTTTTAATTTAGGATGATTATGTTCAACTATTTCAATGCTCATTATATTATAGGTAATAATTTATTTTATTGAATATATGTAAGCAATGCCTTTTAAAATAAGAAAATTAAGAAATAAAGATTTATATCAAGTCAAGAATACGAAAACTGGAGAAGTTCATTCAAAACATTCAACATTACAAGACGCAAAAAAACAAGTTAGATTATTGTATATGCTTGAAAAACAAAAAGAAATTGATAAAATTCAACTTCCAGTAAATCCATTTGAAGATTTGAAGACTTACTTAAAATAAAAAAAAATATATTCATTTAGTATAATGCCTCCTAAACAAAATATTACAAAAAAAAATACAACTCAGAAACAAAAACAAAAAAAAGCAAAACAACAACAACAACAACAACAAGGCCAAAATGTTAAAATTAATATTCGTGTTGGGGAAACGAAAAAACCAAGAGCACCAAGAAAACCATCTGATAAAAAACAACCACCAAAACAACCACCAAAACCACCTCCAAATGTTCCAATTCAACAACCTCAATATGTTCCTATGTTTTTAAGCCAACAACCAGCCCAATATTTTACTCCTCCAGTTCCAACTACTACATTACCAGTAGCACCTCCTGGGACTGCAACGGCTCCTATATCTACAATTCCAACTACTACAATTACTCCATCTGCCCCAATTACATCCACTTCAACTACATCTGCTCCAATCACATCTGCTCCAATTACATCTGCCCCAATTACACCAATTCCAACTGCTCCAATCACATCTGCTCCAATTACAAATACACCAGTAATTTCTACACAAACACAACCTCAAGGACTTTCATGGAGTCAATATTTTGCACAACAATTATTACAATCTACAATTCCACAAATTGGAACTCTTCCAATTCAACAACCTCAAAAACCAATTCAACAACCTAAAAAACCACCTGTAAACCAAACTACACCAAGTTCTCCAACTATCGTTCCAATTCCAAATGAAAATGTTCCATCGATTGAATTGAATACATTCACTAATTTTACTCCAAGACAAGATATAACTTCAAATTTAATAGCATTCAAAGATTTAGATGAACCAATGACTTATTCATTTTTTGATTATGCTGGTTCATTTTCTGATGTAAATGATTGGGTTCAAGAAGCTATAAATGATTTTGATAAATCTAACAGCACAAGATTTACTGATAATGAAATACAAACTGAACAACCCATGGTTCGTGATTTTGGGACACAATTTGAAGGGTTCATGCCTCAAACACAAGATTCTGGAATACAAACTGACATTTCAAAAACTTTGAGAAATATGGAAATACAAACAGATGAACAAATTCTTCAAATTCCTCAAATTCCTCAAATTCCTCAACCTTCACTTCAAATTCCAAAAGAATTTACTGCTCCAACGCAAGATATACAACCATCAGCTGTTCAGAAAATTGTTGATTTGACGCAAGAAAATTTACAAAAACTCGGAGGAATTAGTCAAAATAAAGAATACGCTCCAAGTGAAATAAGTAGTATAACTGAAGGGACATCAATGTCAATCAATACTGACATTTCTAAACTCATACAACAAGAAGCAAAAAAAAGACAAGAACGACAGCAAACAATTGATGAAATTATGGAAAAACAAAAAGAAAAAAAAAAAGAAGAAAAGAAATCTGAAGGAATGATGGGTCAAATTATTTAAGAAA